CCAGCAATCGTCGATTGTTATACCAGTCCACCCACGTTAGTGTGGCCAGTTCCACTTCTGCACGGTTTTTCCAGCTCTTACGGTGTATTACCTCCGCTTTGTAAAGACCATTGATGCTCTCCGCCATCGCGTTGTCATACGAGTCGCCTGTACTTCCTGTTGATGCCAGTAATCCGGCTTCCTTAAGCCGCTGTGTGTAGGCCAGCGATACATACTGAGAACCTTTATCACTGTGATGGACCGTGCCGGACGGTCGACGGGCCCATAACGCCTGCTCCAGTGCATCCAGCACGAATGTCGTTTCCATGGACGATGAGACCCGCCACTAGACTGGCCCCCTGAATCTCCAGACAACCAGTATCACTTATTTAAGTGATAGTCTTAATACTAGTTTTTAGACTAGTCATTGGAGAACAGATGATTGATGTCTTAGGGCCGGAGAAACGCAGACGGCGTACCACACAGGAAAAGATCGCAATTGTTCAGCAGAGCTTTGAACCGGGGATGACGGTCTCCCTCGTTGCCCGGCAACATGGTGTAGCAGCCAGCCAGTTATTTCTCTGGCGTAAGCAATACCAGGAAGGAAGTCTTACTGCTGTGGCCGCCGGAGAACAGGTTGTTCCTGCCTCTGAACTTGCTGCCGCCATGAAGCAGATTAAAGAACTCCAGCGCCTGCTCGGCAAGAAAACGATGGAAAATGAACTCCTCAAAGAAGCCGTTGAATATGGACGGGCAAAAAAGTGGATAGCGCACGCGCCCTTATTGCCCGGGGATGGGGAGTAAGCTTAGTCAGCCGTTGTCTCCGGGTGTCGCGTGCGCAGTTGCACGTCATTCTCAGACGAACCGATGACTGGATGGATGGCCGCCGCAGTCGTCACACTGATGATACGGATGTGCTTCTCCGTATACACCATGTTATCGGAGAGCTGCCCACGTATGGTTATCGTCGGGTATGGGCGCTGCTTCGCAGACAGGCAGAACTTGATGGTATGCCTGCGATCAATGCCAAACGTGTTTACCGGATCATGCGCCAGAATGCGCTGTTGCTTGAGCGAAAACCTGCTGTACCGCCATCGAAACGGGCACATACAGGCAGAGTAGCCGTGAAAGAAAGCAATCAGCGATGGTGCTCTGACGGGTTCGAGTTCTGCTGTGATAACGGAGAGAGACTGCGTGTCACGTTCGCGCTGGACTGCTGTGATCGTGAGGCACTGCACTGGGCGGTGACTACCGGCGGCTTCAACAGTGAAACAGTACAGGACGTCATGCTGGGAGCGGTGGAACGCCGCTTCGGCAACGATCTTCCGTCGTCTCCAGTGGAGTGGCTGACGGATAATGGTTCATGCTACCGGGCTAATGAAACACGCCAGTTCGCCCGGATGTTGGGACTTGAACCGAAGAACACGGCGGTGCGGAGTCCGGAGAGTAACGGAATAGCAGAGAGCTTCGTGAAAACGATAAAGCGTGACTACATCAGTATCATGCCCAAACCAGACGGGTTAACGGCAGCAAAGAACCTTGCAGAGGCGTTCGAGCATTATAACGAATGGCATCCGCATAGTGCGCTGGGTTATCGCTCGCCACGGGAATATCTGCGGCAGCGGGCTTGTAATGGGTTAAGTGATAACAGATGTCTGGAAATATAGGGGCAAATCCAGAGAGTTCTCCGCTTCATATTGCTCAAAGAGGCTCGCTATGGTAATGCTAGGCGTAACTTCTGGTTTTACTTCTGGAGCACTAACAGATAGGGACACAGGGGCTTGGTCATCTTGCCGATCAATATCATTAAAACGATCGACGTAATCTATCAGAGGCTGACTATCTCCCGCTTCGATACGCCTCATACAGGCTTTTAGCACCTTCAGGGCCTCATTGATGTAACGATGCTGGTCAATACTTAGCGGCTCACTAGCCAGAGCATCGGTAAGGCTCTCACCAAGTTCTCCGTATTGGTCCCGGTAGATATCCCTCATGTCAGGCTCAAAGAGATCTGAACGGCCCATAGACAGTTCACACTCAGCGATGTCCTTAAGGTGCTCCCTCATCTCCTCATAGGTAGCGTTGGGTCTGTCTGCGTGTATTGCCTTGAGTGCTGCCTTGATGTGCCTTGAGTGAGCCATAGCGGTGCGTCTATCCTTGGTCCGTAATGATACTGAGGTCATTCTATCATTGTTTGATTGTCTGACCCGAAGACGGAAGTAGTAGACGCCGTTACGCTGGTAGAGATAGGAGACGGCTGGAAGTTTGTGACTACTGGATAGCTGAATCATATGTCTGTATGCCCTGAGAGGGTTACACAGTGGGTTACAGTAAGTAACTCTGCAAGGAGGCTTAAAGCCATATCCCTTAGGATTCAGTAAGTTGGAATACTTTAAGAAAGGTCATGGAGCGGGCGAAGGGAATCGAACCCGCATCATCAGCTTGGAAGGCTGAGGTAATAGCCATTATACGATGCCCGCATATGGTGCCGACTACCGGAATCGAACTGGTGACCTACTGATTACAAGTCAGTTGCTCTGCCTGCTGAGCTAAGTCGGCGCTGGCCCACCACCGAGGACTCGAACCTCGCACCGTCAACTTAGAAGGTTGATGCTCTATCCGGATGAGCTAGTGGTGGTTGGTGGCCCTTGCTGGACTTGAACCAGCGACCTGGCGATTATGAGTCGCTCGCTCTGACCAACTGAGCTAAAGGGCCGGAGGCAGAATAATAACCATATGTCATCACATCTGCAAACTCATCTGACCACCAGCGTGTTTAACGTCCTGTACCGTTTTTCAGGCATAAAAAACCCGCCCGGAGGCGGGTTTAAGCTGTGTGGCGAAGCAACCACTCTTAACAGAATATCCCGTTTTTTACGTACGTAAAATATTTTCTAGAAAGTCGCCCCTTACCATCAGGGATGTTCAATATATTTGTCCATTTCTAACCGGACACCCAACATCATCAACATTCCTTCCACCACCCCCTCGGCTTTTTGTAGCTTCTTTCCTATATAACCATCTGAGCATCCATGCTTCCGCGCCAGCGTCATGAATGTCATCCCAAACACGTAGTAGTCAACCAGCAAGTCATGTAGATCGTTGTTGTTCCGGTTAAGGCGGGCCATACACCCACATATAACCATCGCGTCATCGTCACAGCATTGCGGGCGGGATTTTACTTTTGAAGGGATTAATCCCTTAAAACCGGCAGCAATGGACGACCAGGTCACATCCTCATGATTATTAGCCACCCACGCGCCCCAGCGCTCAAGAACCTGCTGAATATCACGCATCACTGTCTTTACCCCTGTCCCATCCACGATGAACAATCAGAACACCATCAACAATGGCGTGCCCTTTGCCCTCTTTATCTTCAGCATATTTTCTTACCGTGGCGCGATTACAGTTCAGCATTCGTGAAACTTCGGTCATATTACCTCGTGTCTGGATAAGCAGTTCCGGTATCGTTTGAATTTTGACGCTCATCAAATACTCTCCGGTTCGGTGATTTTTATCCCGGGCTTTCCACCAGGGACATAATGATCGCGCACAAGCCAGGGCAAAACAAACTCATGGCGCATCAGCGCAGCGCCTCCTGCACCAGTTTTTCAAACTTTCCGACTCTGGTTTCCAGCTCTGCCACACAGTCCACCAGCTCATCTACTGCTTTCTGTGCGCGATGCTTCGCCTGCATCAGTTCCCGAAGCGCGGGTACCATATCTTTACGGATAGCATCTTTTGTTATGCCCGTTTTTTCGAGTTGTTCAGCATGACGCAGCATTTCCTGCGCGTGTTTACGCAATTGTTCAGGGGTAAAAGTCATTGTCTGGTTGTTCAAAAGAAACGCTCCATCTTACTGCTGTCAGTTCGTTTATTACTGTATCTGCGCGGATTGCCGGGCTTCATGGGAGTGGAAAGCACCCGTGCACTTTCCTGGTCCACAGGCAGAAAATGTCCGTTATAAAAACGCCGGTAAATCGTTCCCAGAGAACCGTTACGTTGTTTCGTGATATTGATTTCTGCGATGCCCCTGGCCTGCGTATCCGGGTTGTACACTTCATCCCTGTAAAGCATCAGAATGATGTCTGCATCCGCCTCTATTTCTCCGGAATTTTTCAGGTCTGAGTTCATGGGACGTTTATTGGGTCTGGACTCCACACCGCGGGAGAGCTGGCTCAGCGCAATCAACGGAAAACCACCGGATTTTGCCAGGCCTTTAAGCCCCTTTGAGATTTCACCCACGGCAAGGTCATGACGCCCCGTGGTTCGGGTTTTTATCAGCCCGAGATAATCAACCACCACCAGCGCCGTTTCCGGATATTTAATCAGGTGGTGTTTCGTTGTTGCGCATATCTCATCAATGGCCAGGTTCGCCTGGTCCACCATCCAGATATTGCGCCCGGTCATTCGCCCCACCCCTTGTGAGAAACGCGTCCAGTCTTCATCTTCAAAGTGAGCCACAGATTTCAGGCGTGATACTGGCATCCCTCCAGCCGCAGACACCATACGTTCACCAATCTGGATGTTCGCCATCTCCATGGTGAACAGAAGCACACCATGCCCCTGCTCAGTCACCTTGTCGATGATGTCCAGCGCAAGTTCGGTTTTCCCCATCGAAGGACGGGCGGCAATGAATACCAGGTCTCCGGGCTCCATACCGCCTGTTTTTGCGTCCAGTTCATCAATACCGGTCATCAACGTCCTGGATTTCTCCAGCCCCTGATTCCGGCATTCAACACGCTCAACCACTTCCGGAAGCACATCATCAATATGTACCGGCTGAATGACGCCCTTTCCTGTCGACAGTGTGACCATCATGTTCTGCGCATCCTTCAGGGCATCTTCAGCTGCTTCACAGGTATGCGCATCACGTAATTTCTGCAGCGCCTCATTCAGTGTTTTTTCTGCATCGCGCAGTGCGGCATTGCGCCGCAACGCTGCAACATAGTGCTCCAGTGAAGACTTCACCCAGGTTTTACGCCCGGTATCAGTAATCACCGGGGCAAGTTCCGGCATCTCATTACACAACAGCACGGGGTCAATCACTCCTGAAACACGGGCCTGTCTGCAGATGCCTGTATAGATATCCTGATACGCTCGTACAGAAAAAACGTCCGCTGGCAGTGTGGCCAGAATATCCATCACTTCAGGATCTGCTCCGCGCAGAAAGAACGCGCCGATGACAGCGCCTTCAAGGTCATCGTTACGCCATACTGGAGTTGTCATGCAGCCACACCTCTGATACGAGAACGGTAACTGGGCCAGTTAAACGACAACCAGTTGCGTCCCCCGTCTGTGATCCTGTCGGCAATTCGGGGACTGATGAACGCCCACAACTCTTCCGGTGAGAGGTTACTGATCAGAATGGTGGGCAAGATACTTTCGTACCTAGCGTTGATAATTTCCTGCAAAATAGCCATTTCAGCCGCGCTGCCAAACTGAACGCCAACTTCGTCGATGATCAGCAAATCCATTGACGCATAACGCTCAATAACTTCATCCGCTGTTTTTTCGCTGTCATTCCGCCAGCAATTTTTCACAGCACGGGTAAGGCGCATCACGTCGGTGATCTCCACACTGGCCAGATAGTTACGGATGATGTGTTTTGCCATAGCCACAGCCAGATGATTTTTTCCGGTACCACAACTGCCGGTCATAACAAGACTGGTACCGTTCTCCAGCATATCTGGCCAGTTCTCCGCATAGCGGCGACAGGCCGCAAGATTTCTGGCTGCGTCAGGATTAACCTCCAGATAATTATCAAACTCGCAGTCCCGAAAACGCAGGGCAATTCCGGCGTTATCAGTCAGCTCTTCCGCCTTGATGGACGACAGCTCCATGGTCAAATCGTTGGCCTCAGCGATTAAGCAGTCAGGGCAGCATGAAATTTTTTCTCTGTCCTCGCCATTACGATCGCTCCACACCAGTATATGCGTGTGATATTCGCCATGTTTTTCGCAATATCCGCGACCTTCACGCATCAGGCAGGAACGATAAGGCCATGGCTTTTCGCCCTTCTGAGCAAATGCAATCTCTGCCCGTAACTCATCCATTCGCGCCTGTAGTCTTTTTTGTTGTTCACGCAGGTTAAACGTCATCATCGCTGTCACCTCAGAATGTCAGTTTGTCACTGGATTTACCGAATTTGTCAGACATGGCTCCCAGGCCAGCCAGGACATCGACCTGTCGCTGTCGCCCACCTCCGGGAGCGGCTGGCTGTTTCCAGAAGTCTTCGAAGTGACGATCGGGTCCAAAGAACGTCGCAGCCTGCTTCACGAACTGTGTGCCGGTATTTCCTGTGGCACGTACCCAGGCAGCATAGCGTTTCACGCCATCAAGCATGGCTTCAGGTTTTATTCCCTCCCTGAGCCGGGCTTTCCAGGCTTTGAAGGCTGCGGATTTTGAGTTACCACCAGCACGTTTTGGATATTCCTGCCAGGCCTGTTCAAATTCCGGTGAATATTCCTGTCGGGAAGAACGCGCTGGTGCAGACGCGTCAGCGGATGCGCCAATAGTGTTTTTACTCTCTGTAGTATTCTCTGAAGTAATCTCTGTTGTATTCTCTGTAAGATCGAAATTGGTTTTCCCTTCTCCGCGGCGAGGGGTTTCCCGTGTCCGCGGTGAAGGCTTTCCCTCCTCCGCGAAATTGGGTTTTACAGTTTCCCGAAAACGGGTTTCCCCATTTCGGGAAAACTGATTGTTTTCATTGATAATTTCATTAAGGCGCTCACAATCTATACGGTAGAACATTTTGTGCTCAAGACGCTTGTTGGTTTCAACCAAAATGCCTCTGGACACAAGATGCTTACGCGCTACAGCCTGTTGTTCAAATGTAAGTCCGGTTTCGTGTTGTATCTCTTCACGCGTTTTATGTACGCCTTCCGCTGCATGTGCTTTATCCTGCCAGTAAAAAATCTGACCAAAGAAAATAACAGCGTGCGGACTTCCCATGTATTTAACGAGCCCAGGGTAATAAGCAACCGGATGTCCAAAATCGAGCAGAAGATCAGACGGACGCATAGCCACCTCCCAGGCGTTTAAACATTTTTCCGGACTGAAACGCCACCAGCGGATAACTCAGGGTATGAGTACGTCCCTGAACCTGGCAGACAACCTTCTGGCTTTCGGTACTGACCAGGCAAACCCGCAGAACGTAGCCGTTGCTGGTGGTGAACCACTGCCCCACACGGGGGCAATGGTTGTATCGGTGATACAGGAAATTAACGATGTGGCGGATCATGGGCGCACCTCCTTGTCAGAACCATTCAGCCTGGAATCAACAAGTGCAGCACCAAAAACAGCATCACCTACACGGTCGTACAGTTTGCCAGCCAGCGGAGATTCAACGGCCTTAAGCATTGGGTAAAGCTGGCTTGTCCAGATTTGATGGATTTCACGCAAATGCAGGTATACGCCTCTGGCGTTTTGTGCGACAGATGACATGTCAGCCGCACCAGCTCCTGATAAGCTCCTCTCCATCTGGTTAAAGGCATTGATGTATGCCTCTTTGAACCGGGCGGCACGTTTACCAGTGAAGCCCATAGCAAGGAAGGCGAAGCCGTCGCGGGTGATTTGGTAGCAGGGAAGTTTGCGAGTACCGCCGTTGGGCTGGCGTACCAAAATTGATGTCTCCGCAAAATTGCGGGCACAAAACTCTGGAGAACAATCCAAAATGCGGATCTTTTTCAGAACATCGTCATGACGTTTAGAGAAGAAGTTAGCAACAGCCAGGGATGAAGTAACAGCCTGACCATCAACGATGGCAATTTCAGGTTGAGAGAGGGTTGGGAGAGTAGTCATGGTGACAGCCCCTATGTTGAATTCAAAGAACTCATCACATGGGACGCCAATCACAGAGGTGGTGAGACGTACAGGGTTGGCGTAACCGGTCAACATAGAACCCGGCGCATCTTGCGATGCCCCTGCACGCCCCACCATAATTTGGGCGTAGCAATGCTCATGACACGAAAAAACCGCATGAGCGCGGTTATGCTCTATATTGAATTTCAGGACGCCAATCCCGGCACCCGCTTTATAAGGTGCGGAGACAGTGTAACGTCCCGAAATTGCAGAATCAATATTCAGGTAGCGGATCATAGGTGCACCTCCCGTTGATGACGACGGAAAGCGGAATGCACCTGGACGGTTTCAGCCTCATGGAACGCTTCAATGCAACTCTCGTAGTACCGCATTGTGCGCAGACTTAACCCAAGCTGAAGCAGCATCAGACCATCAAGGGTGATGTAATAACCACGCAGAGAGTCGTCATAGATGTGGTAAGTACCCGGTATGAAATTGCGGGTAAAAAATTCGCGCGAGCAGTTCAGATACTCGATTTTGTCTACGATGTTCTGGTGCATGCGCTTAAAGTGGCAGGCCACATGCAAAGAGAAAATAACGGCCTTGCCGTTGACGGTCTCAATTTTGAGGAATGAGTGGGTTGGGACTGTAGCCATGATGGCAGCCTCCGTTGACTGTGGAAAACTTCCACCACCGGAGGTGCAAATCTCGCTGGTGGCGGACTGAACAGGGTTTGCACTACCGGCGTCAACGGAGACCGGCGAGCCTTTCGGCTCCCCTGCCCAGCCCACCATAATTCTGGCGTGCGTGAGCGCGGACGATAAAAAAGACGCTGGCGCGTCGTATATCGCCGTTGACAATTCCGGGGTGCAAATCCCGGCACCCGCTTTATAAGGTGCAGAGACAGTGTAACGTCCCGAAATTGCAGAATCAATATATTGTGCAGATATAACGATTTTGTTATGTTTTGCTGTATGAACTACACTATCGAATACTACAGTGAAGAGGTCCGACTGGAGGTCGATCAGCTTCCATTGAGTATGCGTGCCAGATACCAGCATCTTGTTGAACGCATGAAGGTATACGGCAGCAATCTCGGAGAACCTCACACCAGCGCCTTTGGTGATGGGCTTTTTGAGCTTCGGATTAAAGGCAGCGATGGCATTGCCCGCGTTTTTTACTGCACACTGACAGGGAAGCGCATCATCATGCTGCACAGCTTCATCAAGAAAACTCAAAAAACTCCACCAGCTGAGCGTAAAAAAGCTGAAACCAGAATGAAGGAGGTTAAGCATGACTGGTAAACGTAACCCACCAATCATGACACACGATGAAATGGCAGCTAAATGGATGGATGACCCGGCTTTTAAAGCAGAATACGACGCCATCGCCGACGAGTTCGCACTGCTTGATGAAATGCTGGCCGCACGCAAAGAAGCTGGTCTCACCCAGGCTGAAGTTGCTGAACGCATGGGTACCAAAGCAACCGCCATCACCAGAATGGAAAGCAATCTTGCCTCAGGTGTCAGCGGACCATCATTTGCCACACTGAAAAAATTTGCACGCGCAACAGGGAAAAAACTCCAGATCCGCTTCGTGTAAATTTCCATTATCGCGCCGTTATTATGGCGGCGCTTCGCACTCAACAAAATCACGCCTGAACAACCACAACGGGCTGAAACATTCATATGGATAACCATCACGCAGATAAATAACCCGCTGTGTTTCAGGCTCCCAGCGTATAACGTGAACACGACGCCCCCTTCCGTCACGGAACCAGCGATTGAGGACTTGCATAAATTACCCGTAAACATCGTCACCCCTGCCAGCCCAGCGCCTGGAACAGCCCCATTTTCGGGTGATACCAACGAGTTCCTCTCGGTTCCGCTTCGCTCATCATACGATGGAAAGCAGCCATAAACGGTTCCACTGCAACAATTGCGCGGCGTGACAACAATCCGTCCGGAGTAAGAAATTCGTGAGTATCAGTTGGAATTTGATAGATGTTCACCAGATTGCGGCATTTCGCATCTGACATACCCGTTTCCGCCACCAGCTGACGGTAGCCTGCATAACCATCGCGGATGGTGCCTCTTTTGATTTGTTCGACAGTTTCAGTAACGTGACTGACTTTTTCTTCCATCTTGTCGAGGCGTTTTTGCTGACGAACGGCTTCAAGAGCCATCGCGGCAACCATTTCGATTTCGCTCATTGGTTTGCGCACCTGCTCTTCCAGTTCGCGCCAACGATCTACCAGGCGGGCAGTGAATTCCGGGCAAAGTTGTGCGACGACAATGATGCTGTCGCGTTTGCCTTGTTCGCCTTCGAAAATATATGCGTTTGTGAATTTGTTTTGGCTAAATGATTGTTCGTTCTCAACTTTTTGCATTGCAGGAAGTTGAATCACCCCGCGTTTTGCCAGACGCTCTATTGATATTCTGACATTGCCGTGTTGACTTCCAACCAGCTCTGCGATTTCAACGCTGGTCATGGATACTTTGTCGTTAAAAATTGCGGTGTTCACTGCCATCTCCTTACGGATAAATTCTTTTAAGATTCCGCACATTCGTACTTGTTGGTGCCGAACCATCCTTCAGTTATCCTTTTGATCCCTATAAACAAAAGAACCAAAGGAGGTTCGACATGAAAGTTCAGGCCGTTGGTTTATTCTGGTTTCGCGATGCTATTCAGTATCATGAGTTCAAAAAGATTTTTACTGATGCAGATGTGCTCTCCGACAGTTACACCGAGTGGAAACACGACGCTGAAAAATTGATTAAGCGTGTCGAAAGAAGCGGGCAACGAGTTATTAAAGTTGAAGCGGATACAACCGAGTTCATCACCTGGTGTACAAGCGAAGGCATTGGACTCAATGCCAAAGGTAGAATGCAGTTCGCATCCTTTAAGGCTTACCAACAACTTCTCAGCGAACGCTAATGTGATTGGGGCAATCGAAATGGTTGCCCCATCGTATTTAATAGTTATTTTTTCGCTCATATCACCACCATCACTTCTCATCCTCTGTGTGCGCTAAGCTTGGATTTGAAATTTTGCGTAACGAATCAGGAATTCCATCTTCAGGGTGAGGATAAAGATCTGGCCTTAAGCCATGCGGCGTGACCTTCCATGCAACTACTTCACATACGCGTAAAACGAAACGGGCAGGAATTGTGCTTTTTGAAAACCACTGATTCACCGCTTGCGGTGTCACACCCAGATTTCGCGCTATGGCATTTTGCGCAATTAATGCACGAAGTTTGTCGTAATCATTTCCTTTCATAACAAAGCACCAACATTAACTTTATAAATCAAGAATACATCAAGTTTAAATTAACATGCAAGTTGCAAAAGGATCGAATACACTAAAATCAAGTAAAGATTTATCCTTGTAAAGAAACCCACAGGATTTGGTCATGAAGAACGTCAAAAACACGGAAAATCGAATAGCCGCGATGCTGAAAGCAAAAGGATGGACTCAGGCTCAACTGGCCCGCAAGTTAGGTGTGAGTGCGCAATCAGTGCAGTACTGGACAACAGGAAAAACATTTCCACGGAGTGATAAGCTCGCGCATTTATCAGAGATTAGCGGTTATCCACAATCCTGGTTCTTAGGTGAAGACTCCTCACCAACCTTTTCCTCGCAAGAGAAACACCAGACAAGAACAGATAGCGTCGTGTTTAATGTCCTTGATGTTGAGTTTAGTTGCGGTGATGGAACTCATGTCCGTGGTGACTTGATAGATGTAGTGCGCTCAATAGAACTTGATCCTGAATATGCCCGACGTCTTGTTGGAAATCGGGCATTCAAAAATATAGAAATAGGTAACGCCAGAGGAGACAGTATGGCTCCCACAATCTCACCTGGTGACCTTCTTTTTCTTGATAAGACAGTAACTTATTTTGATGGCGATGGTATTTATGCATTTTGTTTTGATGGAGAATGCTACGTGAAAAGGCTTCAAAAAATTGGAAGCAAAATCATGGTGTTATCTGATAACCCCAATTATCAACCATGGAGCATCGAAAAAGAGGGGTTAGCTCTGCTTTATATCCAGTCTAAAGTGATCTCATCAGTACCATTCAACATAAACAGATTTGGTTAGTCTTTGATTTTAACGGGCTTTGCCCGTTTTTTTTGCCTAAAACACACGATATCAATTTTTTCTTGACAGCCTATTTCTCAAAGCATAATATCGCACCATCAATTATAACTTGATTAAGTTCAATTTAAAATTGTTGACGGATATATGAAGACACTAAAAGCAACTCCAGAAACAACTAATTTTATCAACTGCGGCTGTGTTACGCTTAAGGGCTTAGAACTTGATTCCTTTGCATTAAATATTGCAAATTTGCTAAGTGCTGTACGCACATTCCATCTTCTGGATTGTGCTCGCTCAAAGGAACTGGGCATTGAGGTAATGGAATTTATCCATGAATATGCTCTATCTGCGGCTTCTCCTGCACAACAAAAACAATCCTTCCCTGAAAGCTGGCTGGTTAACCTTCGCACCCAACGCGAAGCCTGCGGCTTAACAACCGCCGAACTCGCCAGGCTGCTCGATGTGGATGAAGAAGTCATCATCCAGTGGGAGAGCGGAGAGTATGAACCAACTATCAGTATGCTTATCCCACTGACAAATATTCTTGGCTGCGATCCGATGTGGCTGTTAACTGGCGAGGTTACTCCTCCGGAGCAACCAAAAAGTGAGGAGCAGCAACACCATGACGCATCTCAACAAGTTTGCTCCTTATCTCGCGAAGCTCTTCTACGGAAGAACCAATACCAATGGTGACAAAATCGCCGCTTCGCCCCTCAAGGTACATGCGAACATTTTTATCAATCATTGCGGAAACAGTCTCAATATGAAAACACTTCTGAGACTCGCTATATAGCAGAACATATAAGTCAGCTGAGGAAGCCATGAAAAAGTTCGAAAACATAACTGTTCTCCATGTTGATAACTTTGATTATACAAACCAGGAACTTCTCCCGGAGGTTGTAAAGGCAATTGAGGTGTACTGGCAATAGCGGACACTACCATTTGTTCTTTTTTAAGCAGCCATCTGATGATATTTTTCCCTGAAGGCTGCCGGGGAGATATTCCCCAGACGAGAGTGACGACGCTGACGATTGTAGAAAATCTCAATGTATTCCCGTATTACTGAGATGGCTTCATCCCGGTTATTAAAACGATAGTGGCTCAGGCTCTCATTTTTCAGCGTTCCCCAGAAGCTTTCCATCGGAGCGTTGTCGTAACAGTTACCTTTACGCGACATTGATGTTTTCAGACCAGACTGCTCCTGTATGACCCGGTAATCGTATGCGCAGTACTGTGAACCTCGATCAGAGTGGTGGATTAGCCCGGCAGGTGGGCGCTGGCTCCTGAGCGCCATAAACAGGGCTTTACCTGTCAGCTCTTTTGTCATGCGCTCTCCCATGGCGTAGCCGACAATTTCGCACGTATAAACATCTTTGATGCCAGCGAGGTACAACCATCCCTCCTGTGTGGCAACATACGTCAGGTCCGCCACCCAGACCTGATTTGGTGCTGTAGGAGCGAACGTCTGGTTCAGCAGATTTGGCGCAACTGGCAGATTGTGGTTCGGGTTCGTAGTCGCTCTGAACTTGCGTTTCTGCTTACAGCGTAGCCTTAGCTCCTTACGAAGACGTGCCAGTCGGTCACGACCAACGATGATGCCATTCTCTGCCAGCTCCGTCTGGAGCCGCCGGGTTCCATATGTTTCGCGAGTGCGGATATGTGCCACCTTAATCTCCAGTTTTAGCCGCTCATCACTTTGTTTTCTGTCTGAGGGTTCATGCTGTACCCAGTTGTAATAACCGCTCCTGGATACACCAAATACCTGACACATCGCTTCAATGGGAAATTGTTGTCGCCATTGTTCGATTAACGCGTATTTTTCAGCGACTCCTGTGCAAAATACGCTGTTGCTTTTTTTAATATATCTCGCTCAAGGCGAGCTTCATTTAACGCCTTACGCAGTTGCAGAATTTCAGATTCCAGTTCAGCCACCGTGCGGGAACCAGGAGTACCGAGCCCTTTTCTGGCGGCGGTAACCCATTGTCCTAAAGTGCCTTCAGGAAGGGATAATCGGGAAGCGCCTTCACTGATCGAAAGTTGATTTTCAAGAACCGTTCTGACAGCTTCGGCTTTGAACTCTTTAGAGTAACGTTGGGTTTTTCTGCTCATTATTAGCTCCTTCTGATGCCATTCTATTTCAGGAAGGAGTGTCCGTTAAACTCAGGCTACCTCAGATAGAGCAAAACTTTCGTGATGAAAAGAACGGGCGCTTCGGATTTGGTCTTCGGGCCAGCAAAAGTCGTTCAACAGGAAGAATTCTGGTTCTGAGTCTGCTGGCAACGTTGAGCACTATCGTAATGTGGTTACTCGGTTATCACGCTGAGAATAAAGGGTTACACCTGAAATATCAGGCTAACAGCATTAAATCCCGGCGGGTTATCTCATATCTGACGTTAGCGAAGAATGTTCTTCGACACTCGCCACTTATTTTAAGACGAACAGTACTGAGCACAGTTCTAAACCATCTGTCCAGAACCTACCGAAATATGGTGCTGGTTTATTAGCAGTAATTTTGTGGGGATCCCTCAGCCCTTATAGGGGGCATTCTGAAAAGCCACCTCCTCAGGCGGTGGTCTTTTACTGTGCACAGAAAAATCCGGAAACGAGTGAGCGTTTCCGGATTCTTACACAGCCACTGGATCGGTCAACTGATCCTTAACTGATCGGCATTACTCCCTATTGAGGGAGTTTAAGAAACAATGTTTGCACCTGAGTTTTTGATGGCTTAAAACCATGATGAATATAAAACTGTTTTGCGTTTTCCGTAAGCGCATGAACCATAATTGCACGCACACCGATATTTTCGGCAACCCTGTAACAACGACGAACTGCATCATGAAGTAAATCCGCGCCAAGCCCTTTTCCTCGAAATGACACATCTACAGCCAGGCGTGCAAGTATAATTACAGGAATGGGGTCTGGCATATTGCGCCGAAGGTTACCTGTAGCTTCTGTATGATTGACACTACCAGTGGCCAGTGAGTAAAAACCGACTATTTGTTGCGTACCTTTTCTGCATACAACAAAAGTCCGGGTGGCTCCGATTGCCTGATTTTTTAGCCCCTTCTGCTTTAACCAGTCATCAAGTACAGCTTCACCGCTGACAAATTCAGCGACCTGATGAAATGAGGATAAAGGTTCTGGTGCAGTTACACATCCCATTGAGGTTTCCTTGCCAGCAATTTTTCGATGGCAGGATCATCTGCAACCGGAGCATCAAGCATTTCAATGAACTCTTCATATTGCCTGTCATTAAAATTAAACACCCGCCGGTCGAGAATAACATCTTCAGCAGCTTTACAGGCCATTTCCAGAATGAAATCTGTACGCGACTTATGAAGAATTTCTGCAGCAGCATCAATGAGTATCCGCTGTGATTCTCTTGCTCTGAGATTGAGCTGAACACCTGATTTCATAAAGCCTCCGTATATCATTTGCTTTACAACAATAGCATATTGACAATATATAGCAAATGATATACACAAAGTAACAGATTACAGATGCCGCGTCAGCGGCATTTACCTCTGTGGACGTAACCGCACTCAAAGGGGATATCGGGTGGCGCAGGGGCACCGCCCCCCTACGCTCCCACGGAACCGTACGTGACACTCTCGCGTCATACGGCTCTTGTCGTTGAACCATTCAAGTATCGTAAGCTAAGCACCAGTGTGCAAACAGCGTCGGGCAGTCGTGACGAATTCGCAGTAACCACTCGAATGCACGCACCAGACTACCTCGCGCTCGCTTGTGTTTGCGGGCAATCCACTTGGCCAAGTGCAGGTCAACCTGCGCCATTACCGGGTATAGCTTCGATTGGTAACCTCAAACGCCTCGACTGACTGCCCATCGACACCTGCCGCACCTCGATTAGCTTTGACCCGCTGGTATGCTTTCCAAACCGCATACTTAGAGACCTCGAACGGCTTTGGCTGACTCATGGGCTCCTCCCGGCTATCCGGTTGACCGATAAACCAGCCCCAACGACTGACCCCCTTCGCTCCATGCCCATTACAGGCACTTCCTCACTACTACGAAGCCATCTGCCCCTGTGTCTCGCATCGGTACTCAGGCGCTTGCAGTGCCTCTGCTCCGCGCCGCTCCCTTAGCATCGAGACGACAGGTTCCCACGTTCCGTACGAGAGCCTGTGTTGCGTTCATGCTGCCTATATGCCGGATGCCGCCCAGCCAGTACCAGATATCTGCTGGACTCGTCATGCGCTGCGTAGATAGCACATTTTCGACATCGCCTAGAGGTTCCTTTCGACACTTCATCGACAGTTCACTTTCGTTCATCTCCGCAACACCTACCTGACACATGTTCTGCGCCTTTTAACCTTGACGCTCACCACCACCGCTCTTAACGGCAGCAGCTCAAGGCGGTTTGAAGGCTGCGTCTGGACGCCGCCCCTCATCTCTCATACAGCATTGCATCCAACATCACGCCACTGGATGCATTCGTGGCACACCTACGCCGGAAACGCCGAAATTCCCGGCCTGTGATTTTTAGTGGTCCTTCGGTACTTCAGTAACTCCATCAGCTATCCCCTGAGCAAGTCGTTCCATCCATTTCGCAAATCGAAAATACCCGGGGTATTGCAGACAAATATAATCCATCTGAACTTTTGAGGTGCTGTCCATCACCCGTTTAAAGTAACCGGCTCATTTAAACCGTCTGGTCTGTTACCTCCGGTTCCACAAAAATAATGTCCATCATTTTGAAGGTAAGCGCCCCGAGAAGTACGTAGCGTAAGGATTATTTTACAGACGAGAAGTTCCAGGGCAGCAGTTCATGCACTTGGTTCGACGGCCAGTCATTGAGCTTCTCGATCACTTCGCGCAACCAGTCCTCCGGCTCCACTTCGTTCTGTTTGCAGGTGACCAGCAGACTGTAGATGATCGCCGCACTTTCTCCTCCCTTGTCTGAGCCGAAAAAGAGATAATTTTTTCTTCCAACCGCCACCGATCGTAACGCGTTTTCACCGATGTTGTTGTCTATTTCCACCCAGCCGTCACGACAGAACTCGTTCAGCGCATTCCAGTGATTCAGGATATAGTCGAACGCCTTCGCCATCTCCGCATGTTTCGACA